ATAATACTGCGCCAAGTCACGAGCCTTGCCTACCAAGTAGTCAACCTCAATCTTTTCAGCGGTAGTGCTATTCTCGGAGTTGTGCTTGAACACCCCACCATTGCCGATGGTATAAGCAGCGAATGGCAAGTACTCTACCATCGCGTAGTGAATCAACATCGGCTGCAAGTAGTCATTCACCAACGCCAAGTAAGGGTTGGCAAGAGTATTGGCGATGATGTCGTTGCTGATTTTATCATACAACTTCGTGCCTGTATAGTTTTGCAGGTGTATCTCCTGTGCTATCTTGATGAACTGAATGAACTTGTCCGTGTCCACGTTACCGCCAATCGCGGTGTTGCGAACCAAGTCCTCTCGTTTAATCCATAATGCCGTTGCCATATCTTAATTTTTATATCCTTTTGTTGGTGTTTCAATAGGGGCGATAGCAACCATCGGGTCATTCTTCTCAGGGCGGAATCCCATACGAATGGCTTGGTTTACGTTGATAATATCCGTGCCGTTCAAAGAGCCTCCCCCGTAAATCTTGCCCTCTTTTGTTAGCTTCTTGCGGTAGATTCTACGCTCCCAACGATGGTGGCAGTTAGCACCGCCTTTGTAAAGCCATACGCTATACCTTTCACCCTGTGCTTCTGCTCCACCCTTTGAACTCAATGCCTCAACATCCTCTTTGCGGTAAACCCTTTTAGCACCTATCAACGTGCGGCATAGCAAACGGCTTTCACCCTTTGGGTCTTTTTTAGTTCCTACCGCATAGAAGTAGCGAACCTTGTATCGCTCCGTATCTTGCTCGCTCTCCTGTTGTGCTGCAAGGTCGGTGCGTGAGTTGAGGTATGCCTCTACATCGTATTCTGCTCCCTCATCTTCAACAATGTCAGCCGTGATTAGGTCAAAGTCCTGCATCAGCTCCTCCTCGCTTTCGCCAAGACTCTCAATGTTCATTAGCAACTCTGCTGCAAGCTCATCACGCAGGAAGGGGCGATTGTCTTGCTTGGCAAGTTTCACACCCGTCTCCTCCTCACGAGTCTCCATATCCATAGGCGTAACTACGTCTTCGGTGAACTCCAAAGGCTGAAGGGTCTTGAAGTACAAGTTTAGGCTGATGTCATTGTACGCAAGAATCATATCTATGCCGTCAATGATAATCTCCTGCTTGGGGCGAATAACAAGGTTATCCAAAAGCGTAGAAGCGGTCTTTAGTTCATCAGCGTTATTGCCTAATCCCGAATTGTCCTTGATGCCCAATAGCATAGGGCTGACAATACGATGCGACACCATTATTTTCTGCGTGGCTTCAGCACTCAAGAATTGGTACTGCTCCGCAGCATCCGATAACTGCACAGGGTCAACAGTTGCCGCAAGGTCTTTATTGTCATTGAACGCAAGGATAAACTTACCCGAGTTTGAACTGCCGCTAAACTTCGTAGCAATCTGCTGCTCTATGCTCCTGCGCTCCTCCTCACTCGGTACTCCGTTGTTGAAGTTAATAAGCATTGAGGGGGCAAGGCCGTTCTGAATGTTGTTGATGTGGTAGTTGGCGATTTCCTCCTCAAGCTCTGCGTATGGCAGGCCACCTTGATAGTCAACGGGGGAGTAGTAATAGAATCCTGCTCGGTATGGCTTGATGTACAATATCTCCAATCCCTCTTTGCTTGTGCCAAATGCAGGGATGCGTACCGCAGTCTCTCTCCTGCCTTTTACATCTTCCCAATCCTTTGCGTAGTAGTACGCCTCAATCTCTCCATCTTCGTTGCACCTTGCAGCTCTCAACGTCTCTACGGGGATGTGCTGCACCTCTACGATGGTGTTGTGGTCTTGGGAGTACACAACCTGCATACTGCATTGCCCCATCATCACGTAATCGGCAACCACCTTCTGCAAGCAGGCTTTCGTGAACAAACCACGCATCGCTGCGTACTCGCTCGGCTTCTTGGCAGAGTCCGTTGCATCCAAGCCCTTACCGAAGGTCATATCCATCAAAGAGTTGAGGATAGCGTTGTTGGTGGGTGAGCCGTTGTAGCGGTCAATTAGATACCCGAAGTAGTCGTTGTTATCTCCGTATTCTACATAGTCCTTACCCTGCACCTCTTTAACGACAGGTGTGGTATAGGAGCTGAAGTTCACAACGTGGACTTTAGATGATGATGTACTCATTGTCATAGCTTGTTTCTTCGGTGTAGACGTTTTGGTTCACCGTAAATTTCTCGTAGTCTGTTTGCGAAGTTACGAATACCCTATCCCGATATATTAGATTTCCCGATGCAAATACCTTCAAGCCATAGAATCTATTGTTGACAAGGCTAAACGTGCCTGTGAGGGTCATAAAACCATTAGCAGAGGCAGCCGTGACCGCAGGTGTTGCGGTGGTGTTTGTTGATTCATCAATCAGCGCAATCGTAACGCTCGCAGGGAATGTGCGAGGTATGATTACAATGGCTTGTGGCGAGGCTGATACTTGAAGGATATGCATCTTAAATAAATAACCTTTTACTTTGGATTTGTTTGAAAATAGAAAAGGGGCTTACGCCCCCTTAACTATTCTATTGCGATATCACTCTTTAGAATTTGCTACTTACTCTTGCGTTGGAAGCATAATCTATAGCTTGTTTAATCATTGCAGTTGCTTCAGATTTGAATTTACCAACGGCAGGCTTAACGCTATCTTGAGGAAAACCATCAGCCTCTGCTTGCTTAATAAATTGCTCTATTTTGTCAACAGAATCTAATGCCTCTCTATAAAGTTTTTGCGCCTCATCAAATGCTTGAGCTAATTTGCTTGCTTGATTTGTTGCTTGCCTAAATGTTGCATCAGCCTTATCCATTAAAGCACGAGTATCATCAATTTTACCTAAATCAATTTTAATCGGCTGCGCTGCGCGTACCTCCTCACCAATCTTGGCGATTTTAGAAAAAATCTGTTTCATTATTTGAATTTACTTACGATTTCACCAATCATACCAAACGTATCTGCAATCATATTAGAGTATGCTGCAATCTGAACACTGCCAATTTGGTCAAGGCCTTGCGGTGGTTCAATCCCAATCTCACGAAATAATTTTTCAGCCTGTTGGCGTGACTTCGTAATTTGGTCAATATCATTATTCAATGCAGTTGCCTCACGCTCTAAATTACCTACTTCAGCAGCAAGTTCACGAACACGAGCAAGTACATTATCACGGTCTTGCGTATGCTTCTTAAATCGTTTTAAAAAGTCATCCTTGAGTTGCTCAAGGTTAGCAAGTTCAATTTTTCTCGGCTCTTGAGCTGAGAACTTTGCAAATATATTGTTGAGTGTACTCATCGTATAAATATAAGGGGGCTTGCGCCCCCCTAATTCATTTAAGAGTTAGAACCCACTACAATCGTTTCAACTGCACCTGCAAGTCCTGCGAATGGATTGGCAACGGTAGCACCTGCGATGAAGTTAGCAGGAAGTTGCTCCTGTCCCTCCATTGTCAAAGTGTAGCCCGATAGGTCACCCATAGCAGCACCCGTTACAATCGTTCCACCCGTTACTTCGGCTCCGTAATTCAGACCCATCATAAAGGCGTTGCCGTTGTAGTCTTGCACCACCACGTAAGGCCGACCATAAGCAAGCAACTTCAATTCTTTGTTGTCCTCCTTTGTGAGTTTGGTCAACGTCAAATTCAAAGTCTGCGTGAAGAAGGTAGTACCATTCTCACGGCTTGAGTTAAAGGTCTGCTCAAAAGATGAGTTGCCTTTTACAAGATATTGGTAAGCAGAGAAAGTACCACTGATGTTGGTAATCTCATCGTTGGTGAGGGTTACCGTACCCAAGTCACCGAAGTCTACAAAGTACACGGCATAAATGCCACCTACTACGTCTTTACAGGGTACCGCCCTGCCTTTAGTTAAATCACAAGCCATTGTTTTTTTGTTTTATTGGAATTAAAAAAGAGGGCGAGGACATAGCCCAAGCCCCCTCTTGATTTATGTTAACTTGGATTAACTGTACAGCACACAGTCAGCTCCGATTCCGTACTGAACTCCTGCGAAGAAGCGAAGGATTACGCGGATGTTGGCACTTCCGTCAAGGTCAGCCATATCAAGTACACGAACTTCGTTACGCTCGTTCAAAAGACCTGTTCCAAAGAACATATTGCTTGCTTGAGCAGCGACCATCTTGTTAGAAGGAAGACCGTTACACATAACAACCTTGATGCCGTCAAAGAACAAATCTCCTTGACCATACCACATTGTGCCTTTGTTGTCAACACCGTTGGCTCCAAGACCTGAAGTTCCGAACCCACCAAGAGCGCGTACATAAGCCTTTGCTACGTTTTGTGGGACAAAGATTTGCAGGTCTTCTTTTCCGTAAAGGGCAGAAGGGATAGCATCAGCAACTTTACCAAGCTCGGTGATTACGTTAGCAGCAGTCACGGTTGTGGCAGTTACGTCAATAACGTCAGAGTCAGCAGTCATCAATGAAAGGAATCCGCTAAATTCTCCTGCGCTTGCAGCAGTACCGTTCCAAATGTTCTGCTCAATCTTCTGTGAAGTCTTTGCAGCAACGTGGGCGATAAGGAAGTCAGCGAAAGAAGCAGGGATGCTATCATAAGCAGAGAAACCCATCTGACCACCAATCCAAGAATCGTAGTAGTCCTTCTTGCAAAGCTGCAAGTTCACTTGGAATGGCTCAACCTCAAGAACACGGTCAGTCAAGGTCAAGGTGGAAGTTGCATCAAAATCACAAGTGGCATCTTTTACGATGTCGTTTGTGTTCACCTTCTGAAGGGTGGTTTTGAAGTTTACGTTTGGAAGGATTTCAATAAGTCCTTTGTCAAGCGTGTTAGCAGAAAGAAGTGCAGCAGAGATATACTTGCTTGCAAACGCTCCTGCGTAGTTTGTTGTGATTGAAGTAGTTGTAGCCATTTTTTTATTTATTAACTGTTGATTCGTGCAAGGACTCGGTCAATCGCTCTTTCGGGGCGGTTAGAACTCATCTTTTGGACTTGCTTTGTTTCGGGGTTGTGCTTGATGGGCTTCGCAGCAGGTGCGGCAGATAGTTCAGCCTTGATAGCTGACATCTCCTCCTTCTTGGCGTAGCCGCCCATCTCCTCACGCATTCCTTTCATCTCCTCGCGCATCATTGCAATCT